CAAGCACGTTCCCAGCAGGCAAGAGCGGAACGCGCGAAAGCAGCTGGTCTTCGACCAGATGTGGGAGAAGCACGTCCTCCCCATGCTCGAGGGAAAGGCTGAGCCCGAGAAGACGTGACAAGGAGTGCGAGGCGACGCATGCGCCTCACACACGCCCATGAGACCGCTTCGGCGCTCAACGGCGTGGGATCCCGGCGGGAGGCAGTGCGTCGCCTCGGGAACCTAGCTTATCAAATGTGAAAGCGGCGCCGCACGCTGCCAGTAACTTCGGGCCGGACCGGGCGTTGATCACGTGGGTTCCGGCCCACTTCTGTTTGTGCACCTCGACCCCATGCTGTGGTACACTTGATCACATGGCATGGCGGCGTCCCCACACGTCAGGCAACCCGAACACCCGCAAGGTCACAGGCAAGGAACACGACGTAACCATCACGTGGAAGAACCCGCAGGAAGGCTACGGCCTGCCTCTCCGGCAGAAGCCTGCCACGTACCGTGACGCGGTCGCCCTGAAGCACGACACCCGGACCCGGCTCCAGGCCGGCGCGATGTTCTTTCTGACGCGCGACATGTGCCTGATCGATGATCCTGCTTACCCGTTCCCGTCACTGGTGCCTGCTTACCGTGGCCAGCCCGTCCGGACGCCCGTGCGGGCAACGAAGGGTTCTGTGTTACTCTGCTCGGGTTCCGTCCGGGTCAAGGAGCGCGCCAACGTCGCCGGCGAGCTACGTGAGGTCGAGGTGCCCAAGCAGGTCTTCGTCGTCCCGGGGGTCGGGCGGTGCATCGTCCACGGGCGTCACCTCGTGCACCTGAAGCCGGCATGAAACAGCTGACGCGGATCCCGTTGGGAACCCTGTGCAAGTACTATCCCGAGTTCGACGGCTCCGAGGTCTGGGTCGTCACCGTCATCGGTTGCTGGCGCTTCTACCCGCGCCGCGGCCTGTCTGGGTTGCAGACCATCAGGGAACAGCGGTTGGGTCTGGATCCCAATGAGGCAGACGACTACCAGGGATACATCCTGCTGCCCTCACGAGGCGGCTCGATTATCCACGAGATGTGGGGGGCATTCTCCAATGGGGACCTCGTGCCCCTTTTCCTGAAGGCTCTCGAGGGAGGCCGAAGCCTGACCACGGGCAGTGCAAATCCCAAGTGATCGTGGTAGACTAGAACCATGGCACAGGCGCGAAGGATCGAGGAGAAGCTGGCGAAGGACGTTGCCGTGGGCGACGAGATCGTCTGGGGAGGTGCCCTCAAGCGTGTGTCCCGGGTGAGGACGTTCGTCAAGATACCCGGGAAGATCTTCTGGGACCTGTCCGATGACACCGTGCAGTCAGTCCCGAACGACATCACCGTCCTGGTCAAGGAAGCCCTTCCGTGAAGAAGCAGTGGGACAAGCACTGCCCGGAGTGTGGCTCTGACGAGCGGGAGCTCATCCTCGTCAAACCCACCGCCCTCAAGCGCAGGTGCTCGGAGTGCGGCCACGAGTGGTGGGAAGAGCGGGATGGGATGACGCACGGAAAGGGAGGGACCAATGGCCCGGGGCAGGTGGGTTGACGCATCATTGAAGCGCTACCCGAAGCGCTTCGCCACGGCCGACACCGCCCAGGAGGGCGACTGGCTGTGCCACGAACCGTCGGGAACCTGGTTCGAGTTCTACGTGCTGACCCCTCAGGGGATCGCAGTGGGCTTCGGCTTCGGCGGCAAGAGCTTCTTCGCTCCCCTGCGCGAGTGCTACCACGCCTGGGACCCTGACATCGATGCTCCGAAGAAGCGGGACGTGTGACCAAGCGGCCTGTGGGGGAGGAGAGTGAAGCGGACATGGCGCAAGGCGAGGTGATCCGGATGGCTGACTTCCAGAACCCCTGGAAGCAGGTCTGGGCGTTCGACAGCGAGGCGTCCTCGTTGCAGGTCTACGTCAACGAGCGGACGGGCGAGGCTGAGATCGTCCAGATGAACGACGACAACGAGTGCATCAGGACCCCTCTCAACAGCATTGACAAGCAGCTGCTTGCATGTGCTCTCAGCGCAACGAAAGCTGAGGCCAAATGAGAACGATCCTTCTGCCTCCGCCTTGGTGTGCGATCAATCGAACCATTGAGCGTTTCTCGTTGAAAACCCCTCCTGACGACCCAGTCAAGTGTGCAAGCGCTTCAGGAGTGAAGGTCCTCGTTGAGGAAGCACAAGCAGACGGTGTTTGGGCCTTCTACGCCATGAAGGCTCGGGAGTGGGCGCTTGATGAGTGACAGGAAGTTCGTGGAGACGTGGCCCAAGAAGTGTGCATGCGGCCACCAGATCTCTGAGGAGGGGTGGGAGGACCTGCGCTACGTCGGCGTCCAGAGATCAGGCTTCGATGACAGCCCCGACCTTGAGCTTCGTAACTGCAGCGCATGTGGCTCAACCATAGCCATCGCAGTCCCCAGCGATTTCTCCTCTTGACGGTGTAACTCACGGACGATCCGTGGTAGTGTTGCTGTCATGCCGCGCCGATTGAAGCCCGAAGAGATCAACGAGCTAGCATCAGACCCCGCCGTCAACAGGATCGCGGTGGAGAACTTCCTGATGTCGGTCCACGTCAACCCCGACTATCAGTCAGCCGTGGGCAACCTCGAGTGCGATGCCGCCTCGTACGGGTGGAGCACGGAGACGTACGGTGCGATCTGGACGGGGATCCAGCTAGCGTTCTTCGAGACCAAGGAGACCAAGTGATGACACAGCTCGAGCTCAAGACAACCACCGAAGTCGACATCGATGGTTACGTCGACGCCAAAGGCGTTCGCTACCTTGGTAAGGCAACCTTGATGGGCGACGGCACGTGGCGCGCCCTTGCCGACGTTGGCGGCGCGCTGTGCCGGGTCGAGTGTAAGATCACGATCGTTCAGGAGACCAAGTGATGGGACAGACAATCATCGACATTCTCGAGGAGCTCGAGGACACCTCGGGCAGCAACGCCAAGCGCGAGATCCTCGAGGCCAACAGGAAGAACGACCTCCTGAAGCGGGTCTTCGTCGCCGCCCAGGACCCGGACGCGATCTACTACGTCAACAAGTTCAAGATGCCGCGGCCGCGGACGATCTCTGACTCGGAAAGCGACGACACGGTCCTGGCCTACTTCCTCACGGGCATCCAGGAGCTCCTGTCCACCCGGAAGCTGACGGGCAACGCCGCTAAGGACTGGGTCAACTCGCAGTTCTCAGTGATGTCTGACCTGCAGCAGAAGTGGTGCCAGCGCATCCTGCTAAAGAACCTTCGCTGCGGCGTCCAGGAGAGCACCATCAACAAGGTGTGGCCTGGCATCGTCAAGAGCTTCTCGGTCGCCCTGGCTGGGACGCTGAAGAGCGAGTTCGTCAGGGGTGAGGGCATCAGGATCCTCGAACCCGTGCAGTACCCGGTCAGGGTGGAGCCGAAGCTCGACGGCCTCCGCTGCATCGCTGTCAAGAAGGACGGCAAGGTGACCTTCTACACCCGCAACGGGACGGTGTTGGAGACGCTGCCGCGCATCAAGGCAGCGCTCGAAACCGGAATGTACGACAACATCGTCCTCGACGGCGAGGCAATGGGAGAAGACTGGAACGAGAGTGCCAGCGTCCTGATGTCGTCCAAGTCGAAGAAGGATGACAGCAACATTTTCTACAACGTCTTCGATGCGATGCTTCTCAGCGATTGGGTCGCTCAAGAAAGCACGATGCCTTATTCGGAGCGCATCCACCTCGTCAAAGAGGTTGTTCAGTGGTGCAAGAGCGGACGCGTCCGACAAGTGCCACACATCGACGCTAAGAACGAGACCGAGATCAAGGCGTATTTCGCCAATTGCATGAATAAGGGCTACGAAGGCGTCATGCTGAAGCGGACGGACACCTTCTACGAGTGGGACCGTAGCCGCAACATCCTGAAGCTGAAGCCCTGCGTCACCTACGAAGGCGTGGTGATCGGTCACTATGAGGGCCGCCGGGGCACGAAGCGGGAAGGTGCCTGGGGCGGTTTCGAGGTGATGTTGCCCAATGGGGTGGTCACCCGTGTCGGCGGCGGTTTCAACGATGCCTTCCGTGCCAAGGTTGCCTTGGATGGGCCCGACACGTGGATCGGCAGGATCGTGGAGTGTGAGGCGCAACCCGATCCGCTGACGAAGGACGGGTTGACGGAGGACGGGAAGATGCGCTTTCCAGTCTTCATCCGGGAACGAGACAAGAGCGACGTGGATCCGAAGATCGTCGAGGCCTTCGACACATGGAAGGCCGCCCAGTGAGCGCAGTCCCCAAGCTGCAACTTGTAGCGTCAGGCTCGGTCTCAAGAAGCGCCGACTGGTCGAGGGTGAGGACGGTCGGCGGTCACACCGTCTACGACGTGACCCCTTCGAGGCAACCCGTCCAGGGGAAGCGGTTGACGTTCGGCAAGCGCAGCTGGTTCAACCCGGAGAGCTACGCTGCCGATCGACAGGAGGTCGAGGTCTACATTCCTGCAGGAGGAGCGTCGGGCCTCAACAAGGCCGCGATCGTTCGGCTCCCTGACGGGCGGACCGAGGTCTGGACAAGGGAGGATTGAAGGATGCCTTGTGCGAAAGTCGGTGAGCTAGCGTGGCACCCGCACAACGGTGATGAACCGTACGTCGTCATCGACACAAGAGACGACAACTGCGTCAGGGTCGCTCCCCTAATCGAGCCTCACATCGTCTCGCTCTTCATC